CTAAGGCCTTTAAGTAAATTTCTAAATCTTGGTGATCCGGGGTACTAGATCTAGCGTATGGCCAGCAATAACTGCATGAATAATTACAAAATCTAGCCAAAATCCATGAGACCGTGAAAAGATGGCTCTTAAGCATCGTTTGCTGTCCAAAACTGGTTATATCAGTCCATGGTATTTTGTCGTAACTATTCAAATTCATACTTTCTATTAGAGTTATATACTAGTTTACTACATTGTCTAGCACATGTCAAGCACTTATTTTCATCTTCCCAATATGTGTCTAGTCTCTTAAATAATTTTATACTGGTATCATTAAGTATTCCTGTACTGCAATTTTCAACATGTATATCTTTCATCATTGCTTTTGAAAACTCTACACTTATATTTCTAAGGTAATGTATCGGTAATTTTTCTTCGATATGCTGTTCTAAGTAGTCGCCACCTATCCAACAACAAGGAAAGATATCACCGTACGGATCTACATATATTCCTTGTTCATCTACACATTTTGGATCAATTACAGCATTAGAAATTACACTATCTCTAAATTTTTTATCTACCAAATCATTTAATGTTTTGTTTGGAGTCTTTTTAAAACGTTCAGTTTTTGCAGGCTTAATTGTGTATTCTACATTACCTTCATTGTCGTGTACTTCATATTCTGACATTTCATAAAATCTTGTAGTACTTACAAAGTTTATAGTCTGAGCTCCTAAACCTAATATGTATTCTTCAAGCTCGTCTACTTCATGTTCGTTATGAGCAAATACTAAACTATCAACTCTTGCCCTGCCGCCGGCACTGATAAATGCTTTCATGTTAGCAATTACTTTATCAAAATTTGTATTTTTACGATATAGTTCATGCTTTCCTTTGAAGCCGTCAACTGCAAATATTACTTCACTATTAGATTGTGTTCCTATTGCTTGTGCTAACTTAGACCACCATTGTGGATTACGCATGCCGCCATTAGTATGTATTGCTAATCTAGTATTAGGATTGCATTCGCGTACATATGCATATATTTCTAAACAATCTTTTGCAAATGCAGGATCACCATAATTACCACAACTATAAAAGTTATCTATTTGTGATAAAAAGTTTGGGGAGAACCATTCTTTAAATTGTTCAATACTAATATCACCGTTACGTATAAACGGGCGAGGGGCGCCGCCGTGATAGTTTCTAGCACACATAGGACACTGTGCTTGACATTTATCTGTAAGCTCAATATGAACTGTTTTAATGTCAGCTACATTCTGCATCAAACTGTTCCCTTAGCCAATCAAAATCATTTATAAGACCAATATTGCTCCTATTAGAAATCCCAAACTTGCGGCCACTAATAGCACCGGCCAAAGCGTATAAACCATACGGTCTAGTTTTGCCAACTGTACACCAAGTTTCAAGTCGTTTTTCTGTTTCTTCGTCATGTTGCCCTTTAATAACTTTACTACTTAGCTTTGCACATTCTCTAAATGCTGACTTATATGTATTAAACGGATCTGTGTTAAATGCTGTAATGTTTGATATGTCTGGCATTGCCATAAAGTTTTTACTAATGCTAGTTGTCATATCGGCGCTGTTAATGTCTACAGATAAAGTTAGTTTTCTAGGAAGAAGTTTTACACCACCGTAGCCATAAACTAAGTCGTTAATTGGATTTTGAGTCCTCCAAACATGTACATGATCAAGTTGATGACTAGGTACGTTATATTCAAAGTTAAAATCGTCTAAAATAATTGCATCAGCATCTACAACCCAAAACATATTAGTAAAACATTTTTTAGCTGCGTTTATATGTGCTTGATGTAATCCTTTTACACCATGCACACGTTTAGCCATAGGAAATCGTGCTTTTAGTGCAGCATAGTTTTCATCTGCATTAGGCTCTTGATAACTTATGAATACAATGTCGTACATAATTATCCATGTCTCGTGTTACCGTAGTGTATTACTTTAGATGTATCAGAACTAAAGTTCCTCCACGGATCTACTACGATACTATTAGATGGAATTTTGCAATACAATTTATCAGTACTGTCGCCTTCTTCTTGCATATACTTGTAAGTTGTACTTGCACTGTGTGCAAGTAATATAATGCTGGGCATACCTAACTCTACATCATCGTCTGTAAGAGGGTCAATATACGTAACACGATGTCCTTGTTGTTCAACATAATGTCCTACTAGTAAACTATAGCTACCGTCACAATATTCTACACCAGGCTTGTATGCTTTACCATGAATAAAGATTGGCATATTTGTTTCTTCTGCATATTTTACAAGTTCTAATGCAACATTTTTTGCTTGTATTTCCCTTGCATTCATTATTGCATCAAAAATATCGTAACCTAAGTTAAGTTCTTGTGCCATATAACGTAGTGCAATGTTATCTCTTGGATGACAGCCTCCTCCGTCGCCCATACCAGCTGTCATATACTGTGGACCCATAATACGCATAGTACTATCTGCAAGAGCTTTAGTTACAACGTCTACATTAATGTTACCTTGCCTTTGTGCAACATCTTGTATCATGTTAACAAGACCAATTTTTGTACTAATAAATGTGTTATAGAACACTTTAATACATTCGCATTCGTCCCATGTCCCAATAACATATCGAGGATTGTTTTCCATTATAGTTTTATAAAAGTCTACAAGCTCTTTTGCATCACCTGTTTCGGTACCATCTTCTGTACCAATCATTACCATTTCCGGATTTACCATATCCCATGCCACTGAGCCCATTGCAATAAGATAAGGATTATATATAAAGCGGCTATTGTTTGTAAGTTCAACTAACTGACTCCTAACTGTACCAGGCAATACTGTACTAATAAGTACAAGTAACTGGTCTTTATTCATATGTTCATTAGCTTGTGTTAGAACTTTCTTTACAATATCGTAAGAAAAATCTTTTGGACTAAGGTGGGCTGTAGGAGATCTGCCGTCATATGCAGGATCGTGTGGTGTAGGAACTGCTACAAATACAATGTCTTTATTTGCTACAACATCTTTTACTGTATCAACAACTGTAATATCGTCACTTGTAACTTTTGCAACATCATACCCTTCAACTTCGTGACCTTTTTGTGCAATTGCTTCCGCACAAGGCAAGCCAAGTTTGCCGATGCCTATAAAACCAACCTTCATTTAAAACTCCTATAATATACGTAGTTTATTATTTATTTAATAATCTTCAAGCGAATAAATTTTTGCAATTCTGCCGCCAATTTCCTGCCAATAATTTTTTCTTGGCATATGTTGTATACATTCACCAATACGCTCTTGCATTATGTTATAATAATCTACAGTCTCTTGTTTTAGCTCACGTCCAAAAAGATTAGCACAAACTTTTGATGCATGACTAAGGTGCCCTAGAACATCAGGATGGAAGTCAATTCCGCTAGTACGACCGTCAAAACTAGTATTTCCGCTATTGTCAAATAATTCCTTTTCGGGTAGTGCATTCCTTAACCACGAATAATTTTTTATTAATTTGTCAGTATGTAACTGATTTATACCTGCATACTCAACAAAATTTTCGTAATCAATCATATGACTTTGGTATGCTATTTTTATTGTATTGTTTCCGGAAATAATTGCCGTTGCATTTTTTACTATATCGTTATATGGAGAATAGTATTTTTTTAAAAAACGTTTATCATAGTAAGGATTATTATTAAATATATTTCCTCCTGACGTCCAATAGCCTTGTTGATCAACTCTATCTTCTCGATGCCACGATGACCAATTAACTATAACTAGATCGTCGTCGTTAATACTTTGTTTAATTTTTGCTTCAACCATTTTATGGTGTATGTATATGTTACCAACGCCGGAGTATCCCCAATTTTGAGAAGGCAATCCGGTATCTCTAGCAATTATGTTTGCCCAAGTTGGCCAATAGTAATCTGTATAACTACAACCAAAAGCAAAAAATCTATTGTATTTTTTCATTGAAGAAACTCTGAATAATCAATCTTTTCCATAACAGTCATATGGTTAAAATTATGTTCTAGTACTTCTTGCATATCTTTATACATGTCTAGCCATTCAATATCTGATTTATTTGTAAGTTCTTGTGTTAGTTTACAAATAGCGTCCATCCTAGCTGTAGGAGAAACAATAGCATCATAACTTTCGTCCCACCATTTATCAAAAGTTTTGAATCCTAGTTGTTTAAGCTGTGCAAGCGAGTTTGGATGACTTACAACAACAAAGGGATGATGACATAACATTGGCTTAAATATTTTTTCTGACATAAAGAGACAGGTTTTACGCTCTTCATTAAACGCAGTTTCCGAAGTTAAACTAAACCAAGTTCTAAGATATGTATCTTTAAACATTGTCCAAACATGATTTTTATTAAAATCTTCTTGATCTAATACTCGAGGCAACGTTGAAAGAAAATCATTGGCATTCTCTTTTGTAAAGCTGGGATGAGCCTCCCATCCTCCGGGTATTGCATGCCTATGAGTAATCGGTAAAGTAGACTGTCTAGGGTGCCCTCCTAAAAATTTTGAATGACTGAAGTCACAAATTTTAGGATCTAATAAGTTATAATAATTAAGCATAACACCAAGTGTCATCCTGTGCTGACGTGTAACTCTGTTCAAACAACTAAAACTTTTCATATCTTCTAATTGTTGCTTGTATTGAATTTGTTCTTCAAAGGAAATAGCGTCAGCTTCGTTTTGATATGTTAATAGTCCGCAAAAAGAAATAGACGGAACAATATTAATCTTATCTTTTTTATTACCGTAATATTTGTCGTGAACTTCTTTTTCTTTTAAATTTGATGTTGTAATAATAATTTGACTTGGCGGGATTTTATGTTTTTCTAATGATGTATAAAGTACATCATAATAATCTCTACGAACACCAACACTTTTTAGTACTTTAGTTTCTAATAACGGAAATCCTTCCCAACCTTGGTCAATATGTATAATACATCTACGCTTTGCTGCTGATCTTATTACTATGGGTCTATGTAGCGCCAATAAGTCAAACAAATTACGTCTAGAAGAATCGTAGCCGCCGAGCCAATTAGCAGGAGGACCTGATGTACCAATTTCGTATATATAACGCATTTTTTTAGCGTCTTTAACAGTTATTTCTCGGACTTCTCCTAAAGATCTACAATGATCTTTTAAGAAGTGGTTACACAAAACGTAACGTCCATGAAAAAATGGATCCATTAAATTACGTTCTGGCACTCGTTTACCTTTTTTGTTCTTAACAATTTTATCGTGTGCAAAATAATACACTATATTTGTTTTACCATCTACTTCTTCAATATAGTGTAGTTTGTTTCTAGTCGTCATAATGCGTGATACTCCCTTCATGCATTTCTATTAGTGGTATTGTATCATCCAATCCAATTGTATTTAACCAGTCAGTAAGTATCTTTGGAAATACACCTATGTCCTTGCCTCTGCGCTTATCGTACTGTGCATAAAAACTTTTAAAATCGTGCTGTAATTTATCTTTGTCTTCAGTTGTGCGCCTATGTGGTTTATCTACAACTTCAATATAATCTATTAACCGCTGTATTTGTGCCTTTTCGCCTGAATTAAATAAAGGATTATTCTTATTTTTTTCAAACCAATTTTCTAATTGTTCTCTGCAATGATCCTTAATATGATCGGGCAATGCTAACGGGCTCATAAAACTCGGCCAACGTAAAATATTTAAATCGACAGCAGGTTTATGAGGTGCATATTTTGCTTTTAATTCTGCCATGTCATCTAAGAATTCTGTAATACTAAACAAACTTAAACTTGTAATAGTCATCATAATTGTTGCACATCTTAAACGTCCATTACTAATAACATATTCTAGGTTATCTTTCCAAGTATTATATTCTAGTCCGTCTCTTATATAATCTGCTTGCAATCCAGTAGCTTCGCAACTAGTAAACAAGTCAAACTCTTTATAATTATCAAGTTTAGTAAAATCAACTAAGTCTTGTATTAAATCATCTTTCACCATAAGATTTGAATTAATTGCAATTCTTAAATTAGGAGCATGATTTTGTTTTACAACTTTTGCAAAGTTCCAAAACTGATGACTTACTAATGCTTCGCCGCCAGTTATCCTAAGTTCTTCTAGTTCACTGCTTAATTGCGGCCACCATTTAAAAAATGCTTCTACATAAGGATTGCCTTCGTTAAATTTTCCGTACGGTTCGGTCCATTCACCGTCATGATGATAGGCGCCTGCGCCATCTGATTTCATTTGTTGATATGGACCATTCTTTTTAATATCTTGTGCCCATGTAGTGCTATAACTTGAATTACAATAACTACATGCTAAGTTACACGTTCTATCAAAACTAATTTCTAATGTTTTTGGAATAACATCTTCATATGGATCATTTTCTGCGATTGCAATAATATCTTTTTCTTTGTATATTTGACTCTTATATACTCTATCAGAAATATTATCTCTACCAATATCTTCAATTTTCCAGCAGTACTCACATTCAGGTGGTCGTTCACCTTTAATCATACGCTCACGTTGTTTCTTTTTGTGTGCTGTATTATGCAACGCACTAGGATTAGTTTTAATTTCTTCCTTGTCAATAGGATGAGGAATAGGCAAGTGACAACTATGTGTCATACCATGGCCTAGATGGATAGTTGCATTAAGCCATTTAGCAGCACAGAAGCTAGGACTAACTGAATCTAATACTTTCTTACGCCAGTCAAATAATTCTTTACTCATAGTGTTTTGCACTCCCAATAAAAATCTTCCATTTCAGGAAATACTTCTAAAAAATTCTTTCCTCTACGCTTGTCGTGCTCGTCAAAGAATGCAACGAAGTTTTTTCTTCCTTCGATAAGTTCTTTTTCCTTAATATGCTTAGGACTCTGCTGCATTACCCAATATATCCTTTGTAATCTATTAATTTCATAGTCGTACATACCGATGCCGCAAAGTGGCGGCCAATGACTATGTTCTTTATTTTGGAACATCCAAGTGACTTGGTCTTCAAGCATTTTTAAATAGTTGTCATCTTGAACTATTAGTATTGATTGATGCGGTGGCCAACGTAGATAACTAACATCTAAACTCACTGCATGGCTTTTTGCAGGATCAGTGTGATGTTTTTTACGCAAGTCTAACAAGTCTTTCATTAGGTCTTGATAACTAGACAAACTTAATGAGTTGTATGTTGCCATATTTGTAATTTTGCAATCTGGTATTTCTGTTAACACTTTATCGCAATTGTCAATCCACTGGTTATAATCCATACCATGTCTAATATACTCAGCACGTTTGCCGTGAGCTTCTGCACTAGTATAAATTTTAAAATCTTTGATTAAACCTTCGCCTTGAATGCGTTTGGCCTTTTCTATCATCTTGTCAACTAAACCGTCTGGTACACAAAGATTGCTGTTTATGTTTAATTCTAAGTTAGGATTAGGATTCTCAATAATATAATCTAAAACTTTAAAAGTATCTTTTGCCATTAATGGCTCACCGCCAGTAATTCTAAATGTATGCAAATCAGGATACAGTTTTGGCCACCATTTCCAAAACGCTTCTACATAAGGATTATGTTCTCTATGCGGAATAGGCATTTTGCCATTTTGTTTAATCCAATCTAAATTATTAAAATTATATGTAGTGCCAGTATACCCGCCATGCTTTTGTATTTCTTGCATCCAAGTACTACTAATTTCAGGTGAACAGTATGTACACGCAAAGTTACAAGCATTTGAAAAACTAACTTCTACATAGCTAGGATTTGTATTTTCATCCGGAGAGCTCTTTGCAATAATATCTTTTTCAGGCCAAGCCCATTCTTCTGCACTTTTAGTTATTCTGTCACTAAATGTAGAACCATCCGACGAGTCTTCAGCTGTCCAGCAATAGTCACATTCTTCTGGACGTTCACCTTTAAGCATTTTAGCACGTTGCTCTTTCTTAAACTTAGTGTTATGTAACGCACTAGGATCTACTTCAATTTCTTCTAAAGGTATTTTATGTGTTGCTGGGTGATGGCAACTGTGCGTATGACCTGTTTGCAAGTGGAGTGTAACTTGCTTCCATTTAGCAAGGCACATAGAACAACTGATGTTATTGAGCTCTTCTCTTACACTCTTATATCCTGTTAAAACGTCACCCATTATACGTCCTTTAGTTCTTCGATAAATCTTTGATTATCGGTTCTTGAAGGATTTTGATAAACTGATTTAAAAAATTTACTTTGCTGTGCATCTAATGGCTGGGCTGCAATAGGTATATCTAATTTAGCTAGAATTTTATCGCCTAAATCTTCAATAGAATCTTGCAATCCTTCCATTGATACCCTTGGTTCAACTTCTTTCCAAAGACTGTTTAGGTATTTAAAATCTCTAACTTGTACATAATCCCAATCTGTACACATTGTTTTATACAGACCTTCTCGTGCGCCATAGATTGCCCAAAGGCCATTGTCAACATCTGCACCTACCATAGTCCAAATGTATAACCAATGTAAACATCTCCAATGATTATCTTTAAACTCTTGGGGTGTAATTCTTACGCCTCGGTCAGTAGCAAGTTTTACACCTTCTCTAAAACCTGCTCTCCATGCTTGTCCTGGTGTTTCATTATTAAATACGTCTGAATAAACACTATTCATTTGAATATACTGCGCATCCCAGCAAAAATCTACTTGTGCATGTGCATTAGTAGGATCTGCGTTTTCGTGTGTGCGCATGTTTAATACATATTCAGTAGGCCAGCATTTAATGCCGCCGTTGCCGTACATCAATCCATTTATTTCATTTTGGCCGCACCAACTAATAACAGCATTTTGTAAATCAACATGTTCAGTAAAATCAATTTCTTGATTTAGAAATTCTGCACGTATTCTGTTATCACCATCGACTGTAATAAATCTATCTGTTTCACTTAATTTTGCACAAGCCTTGTGTGCAGCATCACTACCTTCTACTCCGTGAACACGTTTAGCCCATGGAACTTTTTGACATAAATCTGCATAGTTTTTTTCTGCGTTTGGCTCGTCATAAGACAAATAAATTATGTCATAATCAATGGGCTTAAATTTACTCATTTATTGTACTACCTCATGTGCATAGTGTTCAAAATATTTTGCTGTGTATATACTTACATTAACTCCATCTTGCTCAACGTCATATATGAAAGGGATAGTAGTTGGCTTTTCCCAAAGTAACTCTTCGGCATTTAACTCTAGCGTTCTATAAAGAATATTAGGATCATATTTTTCTGTTACACTAAAATACAACTTGTCTTTAACACTATAACCGCTAGTATTTAAAAATGCTTTAGTATACGGATTAAGTACAATTGTCCAGCACTTATCAACAAAATTCTGTTGTATAATAACATCATAGTCCTTAGTAGTATTATAATTATAAATCTGAGTGCCTACTAGTACTAATTGTCCGTTTTTTAAAGTATCTTTATCTACTACAGTATGTTCAGTCTCATAAAACAAAGTTTTGTTATTTAATGAATCAAATTTTAAAAGTTCTTCTGAATCCCAAACAATTAAATGTCTATCAGATTCTTTCCAAAAAACTGTGTTCTGTTGTTTTTCAAACTGCTCAGAGGCATATTTAATACTAAAAATTTTATTATTACTTAATACAATCATACCCAAGTTTAGGTCGTTAGTGTCGATAACTGTTAGGTGCTTGTTTTCATCAGCGTATAAAATAACATCTTGTACGATAATTTCACAATTTGCTTTTCTAAATTTAGTTTCTGCTTTTTGGTCTTTTTTAATTCTGTAAACTGTTCCTCGATGCCAAACATGTTGACCTTCTGTATGTGATAATTCGTCATACCAAACATCAACATGCACACCTTCATATTCAGGTTGCATTATTAAACGATTTGAAACGTGTGTAACTGTTGACGTGTCTGTTAATAGCACATCCTTTATAAAAAGTTCTGCATTGCCAAATACTTGACCTTTATCGTTGTCTGCTAAAAGTTTGTAAACATTATCTTCATAGAATACTATTTGATCTTTTACATATTCGCCATCAACTGCCCATATATAAACATCAACACCGTCGTATGCTGGTTCAAGTGTGCTATGGCCGTCATTATAATTTTTAATTAACGGTAACTCATAACATAAAGTAGCTGCAATTTTATTTTCGTCTTCATATGTTTTACGTTTTAACATCCTGTCTTTAATTGAAACATCGTATGTTACGACCCATTCGTCAAGTCTATACTCGCCTTTAAGTAAAGGTTTTGCTTCATCCTGCGTAACTACTAGCAATTCAAAATCTTCTGTATCATATTTTCTATTACTAATTTTCTTAACAGCACCAGTTTGTTTTTCATAATAAACATATGCTTCACTTGAAACAGCTTCTACTTTTAATTTTTTTATTAAACTTGCTAACTCAGACATTTAACAAACTCCTATATCTTTCAACAACTGGAGTTTTTTCTAAAAAGCTATTTTCTGTATAATGCAATATACCAGTTTGTATAAAATTACCTATTTTTATATTGCAATCTTTTGAAATATAAAATCCAACTTTGTCTAACCAAGACGATTCTACTTCTTTCCAATCTTGGCAATGTGCTTTCATATGCACAAATGTAGGCAATGACGATATTCTATTAGTAATTTCATCTTCACAATCTAAAATTTTTGCAACAATTGACGCACATACATCTATACTAACTTGTTGTGGTCTAGACTGTGGCATTAATTGTTGCTCGTAAAACGTTTCCCAGTTGTTAACCACTAACTCTAACCATGCATAAAAGTCTTGTGCAAACTCACATTTTTTGAAATAATGAAATCCGCTAAACAAATTAGGAAGATTGCTGTCAATAAATGTACGTCGATAAAACTGTGTATCTGCAGGAGTTCCCCTGTAATTTAAAACTTTATTAGTAAAGAATATATCGTAATTTGATAAAAAGTCCCACCAAACATCAATATTCTGTAGTACTAACATATCTGTGTCCATTACGATAGTTTCATTGTAAGGACTAGCATGATATAACTTCCAGCGATTTTCTACTTTCCATTCACTAGTTTCTGCATGATCGCCATATGGGATTGGAATAATTTGATCAAATAAGTTTTTATTTGGTACTTCGTCATTTGTAACTATGCTAATTTTTGTATCAGGATTATGTGTACATAAACTCATTGCTAACAAACAGGCTTGATCTACATAATTATCAGTTTCATTATTTTGAGCTAATACTACTATTCCTTTATCCATTTTCTAACTCCTCGTCGATCATCCGTGTTAAGCTAAACTTGTTCATAACGTGTATGGTTAAGCCTTTTGTTCTTATAGAAGTGTATTCGCCTGTATAATTTTCTTTTTCAATAAGAAACATCATTTCGTCATTTTTCATTTGCCAAAGAATGTCCTTGTCGGCGGTGTAAAACATTGTTCCGGGCAATTCCTCAGCAAAACTACCCTGTGCAAATCCATTCATTATATGAATAGCAATACTAAATGCAAAGTCATTTCTAAAAAGATGAGACTTTATTTGATATGTTCTTCTATAATGATGCCACTCGTCTTCAATGTGCTTAACTAAATCAAAAAACTTTTTATTAGTTTCTGTTTTTTTAAAAAACACAACAGTTGCCCAATAAAAATCAACACTAACATCGTCAATTTTTTGAAATTCGTCTTCATTTCTAGCTTGAGAAATATCACTTGATTTTTTATATATCATAAAGTCTGCATCAGATTCAAACACAGATGCTAGTAAATTATTAGATATAATGTAATCAGTATCTAATAGTAGTGTTTCATCATACGGAGATAATTCATATGCACTTGCTCGATTAGCATTCTTAAAGCCCGCAGATTTCTTTGACAATGCACCATCATAGAAATAACGCATATTTCCTTCTTCAGTATAATCTAGTTTAATTACTTTATCAAAATCGTCAGTGCCGTATGTTTGCTCTAAGTATACGGGGCTGTCTGTTGCAAGAGACACAGGAACTTTTAGATATTTTTTGATACGTCTTGCTAAAAAAACTGCTTGTTTTACATAATCTAATTGTCCGTTATTTTTAGCAAAAAGAAATACACCTTTACTACTCATAATCGACTAACTTCTCTACGCTTCTATTCTTTTTTAGGCTCATATAATCTGCGTGATAAGCATTTGCCGCTTCAAAATATTGTGTAAGAATTTTTTCATAAAATTCATCGACATTTTGAATAAGTGCAGGATTACTATTATCGTCAATTAATACAATTTCGTCTTGATCTGCTTCAGCCATAGCTTTACAAAAGTTAATTAATTCTTTAGTAATTGTAAATTGTGACCCGGAATAAAAATACAATAGTCCTTCTTCAAATCTTTCTCGAAGAACACGTTTTTGATTGTTTAGTGTCATCATATAATTTGAAAAATCTAATGCTTTTTCAAGGCGCTCATCCATAGTAATACTCCTATATTATTATACTACTAGTATATAACAAATTTTTGGAGTTGTCAAGCTATTATTGGATTATAACGGAGAAATGAGTGCGCCCGCAGGTAGTGTTTCTTGATATGTAACTGTAGAATATATAGTGCCATTAATATTTACTTGGCCAGTTGGTACAGATAGTAATATGTCACTTTCAAAATCACCAAAAACAGTTTCATCAATTCCATAAGATGTGTCATTTGGCTGGCCGTCTACAAATGATACTTTAAATTGTATTACTCGTTGGCTTACTTGTCTAGCCCTTATTTCGTAATCGTTTCTAGCATATAGTGCGCCGCCACTTTTAGAATAGCATAGTCTATATGCGCTAGTTAATCCATAATTACCTACAGGATACCCTGTTCCTACACTAGAATTACTATACGTTGATTCGGCAGCAAAAGATATTTGACCCATATTGGATAAAATTGTGCGCCAATCAACTGTTTTGGATTGACTTCCGGTGTAATCAACACTTCCTTGAAATCTTATTTGTCCGCCGGAATTAAAAAAGTGCCGGCGTGCTGCATTTGTTGGAAATTCAACAGTAAAAATGTGACTGATCTGTCCATTCCACGGACCATTAGAAGCTAATCTTGTACTTGTCATTGTATTGCCGCCGGGGTCTTCAAGTCTTACAACTGCTAGTTGGGAAGAATCGACTAAAAATTTATCGGTTTCGAGATTTGTTGCTAAATTTTCTAATCCAGTAATATACGCTTCTTCAATTTTGTCAGCGGTTGTAGGGTTAGCGTCGATATCTCCTACAACAAAATCGTCAATACTAACAGATGATCCTATTTGGTGATATCTAGCACGTACAATATCAACATATAAGTCTTCGTAGTCTTGTGCTGAAATTTTGTCAGCGTCAACTGGGCTAGTAACTGCCTGTGTGCCAATTACTGAGTTTGTTGTAGTGCCTTGTCCGTAACCAAATTGAGGAGAAGATGTCGTAGAAGCCCCAAGAACGGTGTTTACCCGCGCTCTTAAATTATTATATCTACTGGCTTGTACAACTGTTGGCATGCATTATCTCTCATTTTAAGTATTTAGTTAGAAGTTTCAACAGAGATAATTGTTATGATAGTGTAACACTATTAAAATATGTAGGTGCAATTGCTGCAACATCACCGGTAGCTCTATAATGCTGTATAGTGCTACGTAAAATTCCGTCTACATTGTTATCTATTACATTATCCACTGCTAGATCATTAAATTCAATTCTAAAAATAATTCTAGTTTCAAAATCAGATCTTACTTTAACAGTGTATGTATTAGCTGCATAAATTCCTGAACCAACACCTGAACCAACTTTGTTATAAACGTTTTGGTAATTGCTAGTTAAGTTATAATTACCTATAGACGTTCCGCCACCAGCTGTTGATATTGTAGTATTTGCACTAAATCTAATAGTACCTGTACTTGAACACAATTGTGCCCAGTCTAGACCTTTAGGTGTACCCGAACTACTGTTAGACGAAGTAATTCTTATTTCGCCGCCAGTATTAAAAAAATGTCTTCGCTCATCTGCACTAGAAAAAGTAGCGATAAATTCATGATAAATTAAGCCGTTCCATGTTGAAGATCTAACTGTACTAATAGCAGGTTCTAAAGTTGCTTGACTAGAATCAACTATTGCTTTATCAGCTTCAATAGTCGACATTAAAGATTCAAAATCCGATAATCCTTTTTTAGCTCCTTCAGGATCTGCTGAAGTTACACCACTATCATCTACAAAGAAACTTTCATCCTCGGCAATCACGTTTAGATTTTGTACAACTTGTGCTACTGATAAGTCACCCGGGCCTACTTGGTGTACTCTAGCTTTTAGTACGTCAGCATAAATTAAATTTAAATCTTCTGCTGTAATTACATCAGCTGCATTTGATACTTGGGCACTTGATAATGATTGTCCGTAGCCGTTTTGTCCTGCACCGTTACCTAAAATAAGCTCTATACGAGATTGTAAATTGTTAATTCGTGCTGCTGTAATTTCTGCCATTTTGATACCTTATACTTTAAGTACGCATTCTACTAATTTTTCGCCTTCGTCGCTGTTGCTTTCTAATGCAACACCCACTAAAGAACCTCCGTTGATTGCAGTTCCTGCACAACCATTGTTGTTTACATATACTGCATCGCCTTTTGTTACAGAACCAACAACACGTACAGGTAGTCGTCCTTTAAGTCCAATATATTGTCCTTCAGCGTCACTATTCATCATTAAAGCAGGATCAGTTGAAACTACTCCAATTGCCATACAGCCCGAGCTTACAGGCTCTACTTCTGCTTCTCCTTTACCAACACAAACTACTGTGCCAGGAGCAAGATCTTCTGCTGTAGAATATTTTTCTGCTAAGTCAGCATATCTTGCTTGTGTTGCTGTACCTTGGAATAAGTTTGCAGCAATATTTCCTGTTGCATCTCTAACTGCAACTGTATTATTTGATGCACTCACACTTGATGTACGGAACTCGCTGCCCACTCGTAATGCTGTTGCTCTTGATGCTTCACCTGTAAAGTTAGAAGCATAAACATTTGACCAGCCTAAACTAGCTGTACCTAATGAAAATGTATTATCTGCTGCTGGAACTACACTAGTATCATTAATTGTTGCTACATGTGTAAGTGTTCCAGCCGATGTAGTAACTTTAAATTTAATATTACTATTGTTTGTTACGTTTTGTATTAATCCATCGTAACCGTTGTCATCAATTTTAATTTGTAAATCATTTGAATCACCAATTAATATGCCTGCGTCTGGTAATTCTAATCCTTCTGTAAACTGGATATTTGCGCCGCCGGAGGTTTGAATAAAATTACTTGCATCAACGCCGCCTAATTTTAGTGCGTTTGAAGTTGTTCCCCAAAAGTAATGATCCGTTGATGTAACACCATTTGTTGCTGTTTTAGTATTCTTTAATGTAACACCTTTTCTTAGTTTATCGTAACCTTGTCCTTTTACTACAGTTTCACTTGCATTTAAATCAAACTCAGATGGGCTAATAATAAATATGATTTCATCTTCAATAACAGCGGTAATAATGCTTTTGGTTCCGCCAAGTGCATCTACAACTTCGCGACTTTGCATTTGGGTTACACCTTCGCCTGCATTCTGCGGTCCTATAAGTACAAAACTTGTGCCGTTAAATACGTAAAGTTGATCGTTGCCGCTGTCCCACCAAAAGTCTCCGGTTGCTAATCCTGTTGGTTCTGTTACACCAATCTCTGCGCCGCCGGTTGTACGCCATTTTGTACCATCATAGAATTTTAGTTTACTTGTACCGCTATCAAACCAAACTTGACCACTTAATGGTCTAGCTGGCTGATTAGCTCCACTAAAATTTTCTAGCAAAAATAGGAAATTTTCATTTTGAATTTCTCCATATCCTGCATAGTTTTTACCTATGAATTTAAGGTCAGTTGTTTGATCAACTGTACCGTCTTCTACTGTTGTTAACAGTGTGTTATTATATCTATCAATTGAATAAGCCATTCTTGTGTAACCCCTAAGTGCTATATGTTATTTATCGTTTTACGGATATGTCGATGTTGGTTGATCAATTACCCATATTGTTCCATTTGATACATACTGCATCAGTGCTCTTGCTGGTGTAAGGATAACATTACCACTAGCGCCTTCGGCAGCAAATGTAACACTCTGTACAACTGATTCATTTTGTGTTCCATTAGAATCAACAGGAATAAATGCAATATTCTTTGCTGACTCAACATCAACTCCTTCAACTGTTGCTCCTGCATATGATGTTGTATGTATACGTGCAATCTTTCCGTTATTATCTGCATTAGCAGGATATAGATCGCCTAGATAAGCAGCAACATTGTTTTCTAATATTGCTCCTACGCCTAAACCAGTAACATCCATACTAAATGCTATTACTTCAGTAGATATTTGTGTATCTACATAATTTTTTGTTGCAGCATCTTGTGCAGCAGTTGGGTCAGCCATGCCAGTAATTTTCTGGCTGTCAGCAATATTGATGTCGCCGCCGGCTGTTATAGCAATGCCTGTTGTTGATGTAATTGCCATGTCATTGGTAGAACTAATAACTTTTCCGTTAATATTAATTTCATCAACTTGTAATACTGTAAGTGTACCGATTTGATCTAAATCTAGTGCTTTTGTAACATTTACAAGTGTATCATCTGTAAGTTTATCTACACCGCCAATTTTGTATGCTTTAGTTGTATCACTAATATCAACATTAACATTAGCCGTCCATGCATTTGCTGTTGTTTGCCATGTCCATAATTTTTGTCCTACATCACTTGTGTCTAATACAAGGCCAGCATTGTTGGCCTCTGCACCTGTTAGTGTTGTTCCGTCTGCTGTTTTAGCAATTTCAATATTTTTATCTTCTACCCGTAATGTAGCAACATCAATACTTGTTGTGTCACCTTCAATTACCATATTACCTGTAACTCTTAGATCACCATCAATGTCAAAAGTATATTCAGGAAGTCTAAAGTCGCCTGCGTCTGTTCTGTTAAAAATACCTACTCTAGCTGTACTTGCATCAACGTATATTGCGTCAACACTAACAGATCCGAGAGATGATGATTTTACACGCATACTAATATCGTGATCAGTTAGTTGGTTTTCAAAATAAAATCTCGGTCCAACAACTTTTTGCACATGATTTTGTCCAAGTCCAATTGTTAATCCACCTGAGTTTTGTATGGTTAATGTACCAACTGTAACTCCGTCAGTAGTAGAAGGCAAAAACGAGTCAGCTGTTCTAACTTGTCCGCTAGATGTAACTAGAGCATTTGCAGATTCTGCTGTTCCCCTCCATTTAAAATTACCTGGATCTATTAAATTAAATCCTGGATAAATTATTCCGTCTGGATTATCTGCTGTGACAAGTCCTAAAACCCTTTGTGCATAGATTGGTGTAAATTGAATGTTACTAATTACTGCTGATAGTGTGCCGCCTACATATAGATTTGCAACTGTACGTGATCTACTTTGTGTATCAAGTATGCTACTTATTTGGAAGCCACTAGTGCCCTGGTTCTTTGTATATTGCGGGCCAACTAATATTAAATCAGTCCCGTCATAGGCATGCATTTGGTTATTTTCGTTATCAATCCATAGATCACCTGCAACCATTTGTGGCCTAGTATCATCTACAAATGGGCCACCACTTGATTTCCATACTGTTCCGTCATAAACTTTTAATCTCTGTTCTGCACTATCCCACCAAATTTGTCCTTTTAGTGGGTTACTAGGCGCAGCAGTATTACTAAAATTTTCTAATAATTTTATAAAGTTTTCGTTAAAATACTCACCATATCCGCTATAATTTCTACCAACTAACACAAGATTAGTACTACTCGTATCAATCTGTCCGTCAATTAAATCTGTAAGTAATGTTCCGTCTGTTTTGTTTAGTTGATAGCTCATCTATTATTGCCCCGTATAAATTATATAGTTTACT